AGCGAATTATCGCTTGTGAGGGAATCCCCCCGTCTCACGACGGGTATTCTCGTGTCAAACCCATCTCCGCCGCCTCCGAAATCATAAGAGGTCTGGTAAAGGTTATTTATATCCTTGGACTTGTCATCCAAAAGGTATACTTAATCAGAGGACACTAAAGAGTTGAAACAATTACTTTTCTACCCGAGGGTAGGAATTGTGTTCAATACTTTGACATGGTAGCATACACTTTGAGGAGACGGACGTAGTCACATCATCCTTTTGGCTTTCTGGTCAACTGGTGGCACGTACCTCTTAGTGTGAGAGGCAGGGCCTGCTCGCCGAAGTCTATCTTGACAAGATAGATGTAGGACTGTTAGATCCTTTCTATCTATATTATCGAAGTTCCACTCCCAGGGCAAAACCGGTATATTAGTAAGTATACTGGTCACCTAGGTGGATTAAGAGTCGGGCGAGGTTTTATAGAGAAGGATCGAATAGACCAAAAGTGGCCTCACGATCAAGAGTTCTAGCAATGCTAGTGTCTTTTATTCTCCTATGTCTAAGTCAATTAAACAACAATTTAATAGCTCAGTAACCATTAAAGATAAAGAGTTATCTTTATGATTACGGGGGCTACTATTTGTGTGTTCTGTCGACAAAGATTTGCGAGAAGACTATTTCCAGCTAATGTCTCGTATTAAGGAACTCCGTAAGCAAAGCGGTAACGCTTGGCTTGTGAAGTACCTTAAGGAGGCCACTAGGCTGGTAATGGTCTGGGTTTCCCAAGATATTGAGTACCGTAAACAAACGGTGCTTTCTATCGGGATCCCCGTTAAGATCTCTGGAGGTCTTCCCTGTATAATACCGACACGTCTCCGTCGTAAGATGGAGGCGGGTTGTATTAAAACGGTAAAGACTACACTCACTATGCTAAATCTGTATCGAATTTGGCAGTGTCCGCCTATAATGAAGTTAGAAACAATCACTTCGCCTTTTCGGGGGCTTAGTGAAACTTTGTCTATAACTGAAATAAAAGCGGTCTGTAAAGATCTTCCTTATTCAGGTAAACCTGATAAAGTGAAGATGCTAAACATAACTACTGCGGGTCCGAATTTCAAGATTAGTTCTCTTTCCGCACCATTTGATGCGTTCTGCTTTGCCTTACACCCAAATCTCTTAGCAGCTCTTGAGAGCTACTGTAGATGATCGGGTAATATGGAATTCTTCTCCGATTTCGAAGAAGAATGTGCTAGAGTGCAGACTTATGTAAAGAAAGAGTGACTGTCTTGAGTATCCGAAAAGCCTTTAATGCTCGGTAAGCTTTCAAAGAAGTTTGAAGCTGCCGGGAAAGTAAGGATTTTCGCGATTACAGACTATTGAACTCAGAATCTCTTTAAACCTCTTCATGACTGGCTTAATCTTGGTTTAGCTAAGATAAATCAAGATGGAACGTTCGACCAACTTAAACCCTTATCAAACCTAACCGGAACCTTCCGTGTTAGTTATGATTTGAGTGCCGCCACTGACCGCCTACCTCTAGCCTTTCAAGTTCAAGTACTATCCTTAGTACTTGGTCAAGAATTGGCTATCGCGTGATCAACCCTATTAAAAGATAGGGATTGATATCTGCGTGAGGGTGCAAAGTGAGTACCATATCGGTATGCTGTTGGTCAACCTATGGGTGCCTACTCTTCTTTCCCGATGCTTGCATTATCACATCATGTGATAGTACAGATCGCGGCAAGAAGGGCTGGCTTTACCAATTGGTTTACCAACTATGCACTCCTTGGAGATGATATAGTTATTGGAGATCCAAATGTGGCCCCTCATTATCTATTGATTATGAGAGACATATTAGGTGTCGACATTAACTTATCTAAATCCTTGGCGTCTGATAAAGGGGTTCTGGAATTTGCTAAGCGGCTATTTGAAGGTAATGTGGACTTGAGTCCCATTTCTCCAAAGGTGCTGTTGTTAGCTATCCGGAATATCTTTTACCTGCCAGACCTGATTCAGGATATGGTGGACAAAGGATATGAGGTTGATACAAGTTCCCTTCTAGCTTTAGCGCGAAAACCTCGGCTCTTTAAAGGAGCCGGGAAGATTAACGCTTATAAAGCTGTCTGAAGTTGTTTTCTCCCTTTCGGAGTTCTTAACGTAAGTCCAATACGATTTCTCGACATTGGATCAATGCGTTATGAATTGTTGTACAAAATTAGGGATTTCATTCTTAATTTTGCTCATAATTCATTGAACTCTGCTATGGAGCGATCGAACGCAGCTAAGGATAGCTGGTACGATGCTCGCGAGCAGGAGAGGGGAGGGTTACCTGGAGATGTTATAATCGAGCTTCCATCTACAAAGGTTGTGGATTCCTATATTATAGGAAAGCCATTAGCCAATGTATTTGATTCTGCATTCAATCCTACGGTAGACCTCTACCGGGGTATGGATACAGAAGATGAGCTATGGTTTTACATCGAATCGTGACTCAAAGAAAATCTGGATAAGATTTCTGAGCCCGCAATAGCGGTGTCAGATATTATGGGTCCTAAAGAACAGAATAAATCCAAAGGCCAGAAGGCCTGGGATTTCTGATCCATGGTCCATAATGTAGCTAGTGAGCTACCAAAGATCCAACGTCATTATCGCAGACCTAAGTCGACGAACTCGCGTGGAAAACGCAACACAAATAGAGGGCGCTCGTCCCGTTAAACAGAGCGTTACCTTAAAAGGTGCGATTACATCAATCCGGGGTAGGTAACTATAGAGC